TGTTTAACAGTGCGATAGAATAATCCCGCAGGAGTACGCACACTGTCTACGCCTTGCTCTTTACAATAGTCTAGTAAAGCGCGTTTAATCTTATCTTGCTTTTCAGCAAGACTACCATCTTCTTCTTTGAATTTGGCAGACAACTCCGAACGCTTATCACGTATTTTAATGTAGGCTTTTGTAAGCCTCTCCACTGATACCGCCATTTATGTTCTCCATTATATACTTATATATCTGACATATAGTAACTTATACTACTTAGTCAAGTATTTCTTTGTACAAATTTATCATTTCAGTGTGTATGTTGATACGATCGTCCAACATGCGATAAATACGTTTTTCTGCGGCGGAACCTGCCAACTGTATTACTGTACACTTTTGAGTTTGCCCCGAGCGATGTACACGGGCATTCGCCTGTGCGTATGTTTCAAGCGACGATGTCGGCCCCCACCACACAACAGTGTTCGCTGCTGTCAACGTGACTCCATGTGCTGCGGCTTGCGGCTGTATCACTAAAACTTTTGGATCGGGATCGTTTTGAAAGCGGGCAAAGATGTCTGTACGTTTAGACGCAGGGACATCTCCTCGTATGATCTCTGACGTTATGCCATCTCCGGTAAGCTTATCAATCAATAAATCTATTGTGTGTTTAAATGGTACGAAAATAAGGACTTTTTTACTACTTTCATCAATAACTTCTCTAAGGACTTGATAACGATTTTTAATGTCAAATTGCACCGTGTCACCATCGTCGGTGTAGATAGCGCCTGCGCTTATCTGTAGAAGTTTGTTTAAAGCTATGGCTGCATTGGCGGCAGTGACACCCTCACCTGCTACTTCCATAACGAGACGTTTACGCAAGGTATCGTAATATTTCTTTTGCTGCCCAGTCATTTCGACAAAGCGTTTGGTGTAAACCATATCAGGCAGATCAAGACATTCGTCTTTGGTAAATCTAATTGCAGGTTGCAACGCACGAAATACAGTATCTTTGGCTGTCTCTTTTGGTTTCCATTTAAATTGTGTCACCTTCCACATTACCATGTCACGCCACGAACCAAAGAACCTCGGTACTGCCATTGGGTTGACTAGCTTGGCTAGACCGTAAGCATCCACTGGACTTTGTGCGGCAGGTGTCCCTGTCATCATCCAAAGCCAATCGTTCTCACCGATTATCTTGTTTAGTGTTTTCCACCGTTTGGTTTGCGCGTTCTTGTAGTGCGTTGCTTCGTCTACAATAAACAAATCAAAACCGCCATTGATTATCTCGTCTTTGACAATCTCGACACCATCGTAGTTTATAATTACAAATTCAGCACCACTGTTAATGATCTTTTTACGTTTCTCTTTACTACCATGCGCTACATCCACGGTTCGATGCATAGCAAACGAAAACAAGTCGTTGCGCCATGCCGAATCCATTATTGATAGCGGACATACTACCAACACACGCTTTACGTTGCCCTGCGATAGTAGGTAGTCAGCCGCCCAGATAGCAGATGCGGTCTTGCCTGTACCCTGCTCGTTGAAGCAGAACGACTTCTTGTTCATGGTCAGGAAAGACGCTGTAGTTTTTTGATGGTCAAAGGGCTTGTACTGCCCGGGCCAACTATAACGTTTAGTAATAGGTGACGGTACGTTTATATTTAAACTCCGCAGAGTATGGGCTTCGTCAAGCCCCCAATTTACGACGACTTCATTCATCGACAACTCCTTACTTTTTGGTATGACCGCCGTTACCTGCTTCGGGTTCTTTACCTTTAGCAATAACGCCTTGCCATTAATGACCTGCATGTTGTTCTCCGTGGTAGTGTTAAACTACCTTTTCTTCTTCGGGCTGCTCATTGCGCCCCCTGCTGCACGATTCTTTTTGCGGCTTTGTACTTTTACACCGTCTTTGTTTTTTCCGCCTTTACTAAGCGGTTTTTTGTGGGCAATATCTTTGCCTTCTCGTTTATCGGCTTTGCCGTTTTTATTTTTGTCTACGCCTTTCTTGTCCATCTTACGTCTGGCACGTTGGCGTTCCATACGATCTTCATGTTCACCACGTTTCTTTTGCTGCTGATATTCTTTCTTATATGGGCGTTTCTTTTTAGTGTAGGGCATTAGTTTCTCCCGTTGTGAGCGCACTCGAGTACTGGGCAATGACGTTTACACAACCCAGAAGGGCGTGGATTCCATACATCTAATTCAAATGCTTTTTCCATCTTAGCATATATTCCTAACCATTTCTCCCAAAGATTTGGTTCTGAGTCAATTTCATATTCGGCTTTGATCAAACTGTTTGCAACAACAAACAATAACCCTGCCTTTACCGTTTTGATTTCGGAATAATGTGCAAAGACGGTCAGTGCCATAAGCTCCAACTGACCTTTGTCAGCATACTTCGATGACTTCCCTGTCTTGTAGTCGATGACCCATGCAACTTGTGCCAACACATCTACAATTATTAGGTCAGCTATGCCTCTGAACCATACCTTCTTACTAAAGAAGTCACATGGTTCTAGGTCAGCAGTAAGTCCCAACTTCTTTTCACATACCTTTACACCACGCTTCTTGTTCAGGGCATCTAGCGTAGCTTTGATAAACTCGAACTTCGGTGGGATCGGCACTGCTGCTCCGATGTAATCTTCGCAAGCTTTATGGAACTCTGTCCCATACCGCATGGCATCTGTCTCTTCGACAGGATATTCTTTAAGTATTTTTTCGTGGTAAAACTGTTTGGGGCATTGTTCAAACGCTTTCGCTTTACTAAACGACCAAGGTGCTATGTTCACTCACAATCCCCATATGATTTACCTATGCCACTTTCGCAATCTATAGGTAGTCCTGCTGCCCAATCGGGTGTTGCTCTCATACAAGTCTCTACATGCTGCCGTGCTAGAAGAACCTCGTCATCAGGAACGCAGCATACAATCGAGTCGTGTACTGTTAACACTACTTTATATTTCTTACTAATTCTTAGCATTTGTTCGCCTATGATGCAACGGGCTATCGCTTGGCACACGTTTTCTATTACCTTACCGCCGTATATTCTAGTGCGACCTCTGCGTGTTTTATAGCTATGCTCCAAGCCTTGCTCGGTTTGCTCTGCGTACAAGTTCTCGTACAGTATGCTCAGTCCGTTCGGCAGTATCAGACCTTGGTTTTGTGCATCTACTTCGATGATGCCTTTGCGTCCAAACACTGCTGCTCTGTTGTTGGCAAGCTGCTGCACCATAAAGTTAGCATCGCGCCACACCTTGCTGATTTTGTAATTAGCATCACGGTAAATCTGTATGATACGCCGCGCTTCATGCGGTGGCACTTCAAACCCAAATGTCTTTAGCTGCATGCCAAACTTCTCAGCACCCATGCCATACCCTGCGCCAAGGATCGTGGTCTTACCGACAAAGCGCTGATCCTTCGTTACGTCTTCTTCCTCACAGTTGTATATACGTGCAGCCATTTTGACATACACATCCTCGCCGTTGGCAAACGCAGCGGTCAAATCATCCTGACCTGCAAACCATGCAAGCACTCGCGCTTCGATCTGTGAACTGTCAGCCTCGACAATCGTATGACCTTTGGGTGCAATGATTGCTTTCTTTAGCTTCTTACCGTTCGGCCCTCGGCTCGGTAGGTTCTGCAAATTAATCTTGTCAGCCCCACCCCATCTACCTGTATGTGCAGCGTAGTATCTTACTGGTACAGGGAGCAGCCCACGTTTAGATATACCTATAAACCTCTCTGTACGTGTTTCCTCAAGGGTACTTTTGTTACCCAAACGTGCAGCGATTAGCGACTGTACTCTATCGTCGTCATGTTCTTGTAAGGCTTTGAACTCTTCGTCAGACTTCGCAAAGGCGTAGGTCTGCTTGTCTGTTGTCGGGCTAATTTTCATAGGCGGCTCTACATCAAGCTCTCGTAGCATGTCCGCAAACTTCTGATTAGACATCAGGTCTTTCTTGTCGGTGACGTTGGCATCACGTAACAACTTATCTTTACGATCTCTCGTATCCTCAAGATGTTGCTCCAATAACCCAAGATCCAGATCAAGTGTAGGCTCAATAAACATACGCAAAGTCAGGTCTATCAGTTTTAGTTCTTGTTTGGGAAACTTAGCCCCCATAAGTTTAAAGAGTTTGTAGGTTAGATCCACATCGTTCTTGGCATACTCACCGTACCGTTCAGCCTCTCCCACAGTAAAATCGGCACGGCGCTTGCCCTTGGCGTTGTGTACCTCGTTACCTTTAACGCCCACACCGTAGCGTTCTGCTACTGCTTTGAGTGATGCGCTTGTCTCTACACCATGCAAGGCACGTGACATACACATCGTATCGAACCACACCTTCGGATTGATACCGTAATGCCAACCAAGTATAGCCCCATCAAACATAGTATTATGACAGAGTATAGCACAGTCAGAGAAGTCTATGTGTGTGAGTAGACGTTTTATTATGCCAGGGTCACTTACATACTTCGTAGCCTTATCGTTTTTCTTGATCGCAAGCCCAATAACTTCGAACTGCTTGTCGCGCACATACTCCTCAGTTGTCATCTTTGACAGTGAATAATCTTGAGCGTAGTAAGTCTCAAAGTCTAAAGTATAAACGTCCATTACTTACTCACCACCTCGCCACCGCAAGCCATGTACCCACAGGCATCTACCCAGTTGTCTATGTGTGTGGGGTTAGAATGTATGCGAGCGATCTTTAGTAGTGCCATCATTGCTGCAACATCTTCTGTCTTTATAAAATCAACCAGTCCAAGGTGTGCGTTCCAGTATAAGGCGATGCGCTGAAAGTTGTCTTCCATGTCGCCATGATCTGCTGCACGATCCTTCGTGACATAGCCTTTGGCTGTATCCAATACTTTTGCACGATCCCAGACTTGCTTTAATGGCACTTCTTCTCGCCAGTTTTCTGAACTGATCCGTGAAATAAGATTTTTTACAAAAGGTATGTCAACGTCACACGCGTTTGCTACCTCTGCGTTTTCTGCTTTTCTGTTTTTCAGAAGATAATCCCATACCTTCTCTTCCTTCTTCGTCATGTTTGTCATGCTGCTCTCCTTGCTGCCACGGTGCTTTTGCTAACGACACCTTCATATTATTGTTTGCTAGTTTGCGTTTGTATCCTAACCATTCTTTCTCGACAGTTGTGAAACGCTTCATATTTTAACTCCGTTCGTTCTAAGTTTAGAGACAAACGATTTTAACTCTTCTCGCGCACGAAACAAGTCCTGTTCTGTATTCCGTGGTCGATCCTTACGCCCAAGTTCGTTTTGTAATCTATCGACTTGCTGTTTTAGAAA